CAGGAACATGTCATCCTGTATGTGAGTGAGGGCAGCATGATAGAACGTATCATGCTCGATGATGACCAGCAGATGCGCCGTCTGGGTGAGTGCCTGAAAGACCTTGCCCGCACGGGTGCGAAAGAGGTGGAGATAATACCGAAGGAGGGCTGACTGACAGGTTGTCGGTGGTTGTTAGGAAAGTCTAACAAGCTCTAATAAGTGGCACTTATCGTGCAATAAGGGTGGGTTATTCGTTGATAACCTGCCCTTAATCGCGTTAAAATGCGTGAAAAACACAAGAGTTATAAGGATTTTCCTTATCTTTGCTGCCGTAATCATTTAAAAAACAAAGGAATATGGCAAAACAAATGGATTTATCGAAGCTCATCCCGGATGACCATAATTTCAATATGGGCACCAAGGAGGGGGGGGCACTTTTGGAGAAATCCCTGAGAGATCTGGGTGCTGGGCGTTCTATCCTTTTGGATAAGGACAACAGAATTATTTCAGGTAACAAGACTGTCGAGCAGGCTATGAAGGTCGGATTCAAGAAAGTGCGCATTGTGGATTCGGAAGGCGACGAGATTATCGCCGTCAGAAGAAAGGATGTGTCGCTTGATGACAAGAAGGGCCGAGACCTTGCTGCAGCAGACAACCGTGTAAGTGAGGTAAACCTCAAATGGGATGAGGAAGAACTGAAGAAGGCAAGTTCTGCATTTGACGGCTTTAATGCTTCTGACTGGGGGATTGACTTGAAACAGGTTGAGCAGGATGCCGGATTCGGGAACTTGCCACCAGAACTTGCGGGACGTGATCTTAGTCCAGATGCGCAGCCAGTTATCGAGGGTGACGACAATGTACCATACGATCGTATAATAATCTGCTTCCCAAGGAATGAGGCCGAGAAGTGGGCGAAGCGTTTTGGCCTTGAATACTTCCAGAAGGTCGTATATAATGTTTCTGAACTTTTTGGTGACGAAACGGAAACGGAAGGAGAATGAATTACGAGGAATATATCGCTTACCACAGGCAGGGAGATGCAGGTGTCGAGGAACGTATGATAGCGAGTCTCTGCAAACACTACCGTCTTGACGGATGGGACTCTTTCAGGCTGATATATTTCTACACGATGACTTATCACATTCCGAGTGCGCTTGCAATGCTTCTTGAAGGAGAGCGTGACATGAAGCGTCTCAAATTTCGCACAGACCGTCGTTACGTTCGCTGTAACGGGGCGTATGGCAGACTACTGGAGGAGCTGAAGCTGGACAAATACGACAAGCTCCTCTCCGTCTCTACGACGCAGGATGCCTACGACGAGGTGTCTAAGTGGTTCTTTTTCGGACGGTATGCTGCGTTCCTGTTCCTGGAGGTGTATATGAATGTGTTCAGTCCAAGATGGATTGATAATGTCGCTTACGGGTGGGAGCCTGATGAGAACTACACCAAAGGAGCGGTACATATCCTCGGCACCGATGATCGGGAGAAGCTCGACAAGTTCCTGAAGGATTCCATAAGAGACACGGGCGAAAATGCATTTTCAATCGAGACAAGTCTCTGCTCGGTTGCGAAGTTCGTAAAGGGAACCCGTTGGAATGGATATTACACCGAGAGGATGCTTGAAGACGCGCGAGGTACGAAGTATGAAGGAATTATAAACAAGTTGTTGGTATGTCAGTAAAGGTGTTTTATGTGGCAGGGGTACCTGCAAGCGGGAAAAGCACAATGATGCGCTCCGTCAGAGAAAGATTCTTTGATGGCTCTGCGGAGTTCCGTCGCGGGTTGTGTCGTGGGATCACCAGCAAAGACGGCCACTATCATATGCTTGGCGTGTTTGACGGTTCTCTGTTTGAGGGAACGGACAGGCTGTCTATGGCTGTGATCGGCGATGCGCTTTCTTATATCAGCAGCCTGCGTGCAGAAGGAGAGCGACATGTCGTATTCGTAGAGGGCGACAGGCTGTTTAACTACCGTTTCCTGAAGGAGTCCCAGGCCGTACTTCTACTCATTGACGCTAACGAGCGGGTACTTGCGCAGCGCCATATAGACCGGGGAGACGAGCAGACGGAGCGTTTCCTTCGCAGCCGCAGGTCAAAGGTCGAGAACTTCATCGCGAAGTATCACGTACAGCGTCTTTGGAATAACACTAACGAGGATATGACGAGGATTCTTGATTACCTAACGAATGAGGCAGAGAAATATGTCAAGATCGAAGACTGAGTGGACGGGATATGATAAAGCCGTCGTTAAGGATGTCTGCTATAACTGCGACAGCCCGGTATCTAAGAGGAGCGCATCATACATCGACTTCCAGTACCACCGCATTCCGCAAGAGAAGATACTGACGGAGTGCTTCGGGAAGGCAGCATTCTACTTCGCAACGCTTGGAACGGGGCATGGCAGGCTGATAGAGATTGCCGTGCGCAGGGAGTACAAAGGTCGCGGTATGGGGCGTAAGGTGCTTATGCGCCTGCTCTCGCGGCTGAAGGCGAAAGGGATATACCGTCTTACCTTCCGCACGCCAATAGCAGAACCAGCGCAGGACTTCTGGGTACACATGGGTGCAAGGATCGTCGGGCTGAAGGATGACGATTATGTAATGGAACTAAATTTTAAATAAAATGACTAAATACTATCAATCACCGAGATGGACGAATGAGATCGCCGACTGTTCAATGCCGATGACGTTCGACTCATACAGCAACTGCTCCTTCGGGTGCCTGTACTGCTTCGCGCAGTTCCAGCGTGCACTTGGTGGCGCGAAAGAGGCATATCTGTCAAAGGAAGTGAGAGCTGTGAATGTTGAGAACATCAAGCGAATGTTCCTGGACCCGGACAATTACGGAGGTCAGTTCGCGGAATATATCAAACAGCGCCGTGTCATGCAGTGGGGAGGAATGTCTGATCAGTTCGACGGCTACGAGCGTAAGTACGGCAAGACGTTAGAGCTCCTTCGCTTCTTCAAGGAGATAGACTACCCGCTATGCTTCAGCACGAAGGCAACATGGTGGACCGAGGATGAGCGATACATGGAGCTTGTGCGCGGTCAGAAAAACTGGAACTTCAAGTTCTCTATCATCACGCTTGATGAGGAGAAGGCAAAAATTATCGAGCGAGGTGTACCGACACCGATGGAGAGGCTGGAGGCTATCAGTAGAATCGCCGAGGCTGATGCTGGAGGTGCAACGCTGCGCCTTCGCCCGTTCATAATCGGTATTACGACACCGACCTATCTTGACCTAATCCGGGAGGCCGCAGAACGTGGAGCCACAGCGTTAAGTACGGAGTTCTTCTGTATGGAGGAGCGTTCACAGACGCTGAAGGCAAACGCACATTTTTTCAATGAGCTTTGCGGGTTTGACATCTTCAAGTTCTACAAGGCATATTCTTATTCATGCGGATATCTCCGTCTTAACAGAAAAGTAAAGGCGCCATTTGTAGAGAAAATGAAGACTCTGTGTGATGAGTTAGGCATGCGTTTCTACGTCAGCGACGCGCATTTTAAGGAGCTGTGCAACAACGGTTCATGCTGCGGTCTTCCGCCGTCGTGGAACTATTCGCGCGGCCAGTTCTGCGAGGCCCTGCAGATATGCAAGAACAACGGCAGCGTCCGTTACTCTGATATAAGCAAGGATATTGACCAGCTGCACGAATACCCTTGGGGCAGAGCAATGGGCTACAACTGCCAGACAAGCACGAAACGCGCGCATTTTCTCGGGATGACGATGGCGGAGTATATGCGCTGGCTGTGGAATAACCCTATGGCAGGCCAGTCGCCATACAAGATGTTCGAAGGCGTGATGAAGCCCACCGAGAAGGATGAGAACGGAGACCTGATCTATATTTACGACCCAACAAAGACGATATTGATATAACTATGTTTGAGAAAGTGAATCCGTACCACCCGGACAAGGTGGCAGACAGAATCGCGGGGGCAATGATAGACCTCGCGTATCAGAGAGAAGAGAATCCGCGTGCGGCAGTAGAGGTTCTGCTTGGGCACGGCTTGGTTCATATCATAGCGGAGAGCAGCGTAACCTTTGACGAGGATAGCGTGAAGCCTATCGTCGAGCGCATCTACGGCAAAGGGGCGACACTCCATCTGTTGAGCATCCCGCAGGACAGTCACCTCGCGGAGAATCAGAAGGGAGCTGTGCGCTGTGGCGACAACGGCATTTTCCGAGGCTACCAGATGACACCCGAGCAGGATAATCTAACGTTCCTTGCGGAGAAGATCACGGAAAAGTTCCCTTATGACGGGAAGTATATCATCAGCGGAAATGATATGACCGTATGCCAGAGTCACGTCGATATGAACGACGCTCTGGAGCTGGAGTATATGCTGATGAGTGACTACGGCATGACTGCTCTCATAAACCCGCTTGGTCCGTGGACGGGTGGCCCTGATGTTGACAGCGGTGCGACTAACCGCAAGCTGGGAAGCGACATGGGGGATGCCGTCACGGGTGGCGGCCTTCACGGAAAGGATCTGAGCAAGGCCGACGTAAGCGTGAATATCGTGTGCCACCTTCTTGCGCAGGAGCGCAGGTGCCCGGTGAGTGCGATGTGCTCAATCGGGGATGACGTAGTGAGGTTCAAGGTGAACGGAGAATACGAGGACCACTTCTATGATGCAGTCGTCGCAAAGGCGCGAGAGTATATCTTCGAGAAATGCGGAGGTTTTGAAAAGTTCGCAGAATGGGGCCTGTTGAGGCCGTAAACCAATTTAGAGGCCCGAAGAGGCGCAAAGATAACACAAGTGTGTAACTTTACACCACAACAAAGATATTGCGTTAGATGCAAAATTCAAAGACAATAACTGCGGTGCGCTTTTTGCTGGATAGGCAGGAAACACTTGTTATATAGGCAGGGCGCAAAATTTCCATAGGCAGGGAGCAAAAAAGACACAGTAAGAAGAAAAATAAATAATCGTTACAACTATGGCGAAGTATCAGGAATCAGCACCCATCATCCTGTCAGAGCTGGAGAAGGGAGCGACGCAGAAGGAAGCAGCGGAGAAGGCAGGCATCAACATCGACACGTTCTATGAGTGGATGAAGAGCAAAACCGAATTTTCCGACGCAGTAAGACGCGCGAAGGAGAACGCGAGGCTCAACGCTGTGGCTTCTGTGGAACGTTCCCTGCTTGAGCTGGCGCAGGGCTTTGAGTATGAGGAGGTGCGCACGGAATATGAGAGCAAGCACAACCCGGACTCTGGGCAGTATGAGCCAGTCATCAAGAAGCAGGTGCGAACGAAGAAGCGCATCGTGGCGAGTGTGGAGGCCATCAAGTTCTTCCTCACCAACAAGGCACCTGATGAGTGGAAGAACCGCATTGAGCAGACGAACCTCGGTAACGTGCAGACGAATGTCAATATCCGTCACGTCGGTGAGAAGGGTGACGAGGTGTTCCCGAGTTCAGAGGATGAAGTGGACGCAACGAGATGAGCAGTATAACCATCAGCAAAGACAGCAAGGGGCCGACGTACATCATCAGTCATGTGCGGTGCGGAGTGACGGAATGTATATTCCTCACGCTGGACGAGCTGTTGGATCTGTCGAAAGAGATACGAAGGACATTTGAAGGATTGGGAGATGATAGCGGACGTTAATGACCTCTTCAGCGTTTTGCCGCTCTTTACTGCGAACGAGCAGGCGATGGAGCGGACGGTGGTGAACCAGGGCGGTACATCATCGGGGAAGACGTACAGCATCATGCAGCTGCTCTTCGTATTGGGAATGTCGGAGGCACGGATGGTCATAACGGTGGTGGGTCAGG